TGCGCCCGTGGTTCACCGGGCCTTCACCGCAGAATACGACGACCCGTGCAGGCACAGCCCCACCGTCGTCATCAAGACGCCATTCCGGCGCGAGGGACGGTGGCACGGCATCCGGCGATCCTGGCTGTCAGTGCAGATCAAGCTGCCCACTGGCAAGGTCGCCGAGGGCATGCGGTGGGGCATCGTAGTCGGCTGGTGGCGATTCTCGGAAACACTGGACGAGTGGTCGGCGCTGCTGAAAGCCGTCCGCATGGGACACGAACCGGACGGCGACGATGGCATCAACTTTGAGGACCCGACGAGCACGAGCATTCGTCGGACGGTCGAACTTACCGATCGACGCCGAGTGGGAGATCCTGATGATGCTGGAGCTGGTGGATGAGCCCGGAGGAGATGGCGGCCCGGGTCAGGCGGAGGGTCGAGCGGACGTCGAGCGGCGACCTGATAGCGTGGGCTGAGCTGGCGGTGTGCGGCATGCAGCGGCAGCTCGACGACTTCCGCCGTGACCCCTGCGAGGACCACCTGGCCGAGATCAAGCTGGCGGCGCTAAGCATGGACGCCGTAGCCGATGAGCTGGCAGTTCGCCTGAAACAGTCTCAGGACACGTCTTGACCCGGGCTGCCATCCCCGGTAGGCTGGTACTATCCAGCTAAAGGAGGCCGTATGTTCTTCAACTCTTACGAGACCCAGGACGCGCTGTGGGATACCTCCCGCCACCGCGAGCCTTTCGTCGACTTCATGGAGGGCTATATCGCGGGCCGGCTCATCCGCAGGTGGCTCAGGCGCCGACGCCAGGGACGCTAGTGGCCCGGGTCACGGCCAACCGGCGGCTGCCGGGCACACCCTACCGGGGCCAGGGAGCATGCGGGTTCTGCACGTGCCAGACAACTAACGGCGTCCGCCACGACCTGTGCCCGGGCGAGATCCACACCAGACCAGGTACGAAGGACGACAAGGCGTGGACGTGCCAGTGCTGGAAGGAAGGACATCCGAGATGAGTATCGTCGCCGACATCAAGCAGGCCCGGGATGAGCACGTGCAGCATCTCGCCACGCACAAGTGCAGCCAGCTCAAGAGGTGCGAAGAGCGCGCCGAGCTGTGGCAGGCGTACATGGGCACGGCCGCGCTGTGGGGCCAGGAGCCCGACGACCACGCGCGCCAGAGGGCGCACTACGAGCGGAACGCCGGCCGGCCCGCAGCATGAGATAAACTTAGATGGCAGTATCCGCCATCTAAGGGGTCATCATGTCATTAGTCCAGACCATCGAGGCTGAGTTCGCCAAGGCCCGATCCGACGTCGGCGCGGCTGTCGAGTTCTTCACGCACAAGGCCGAGACCGCTCTCCAGGCCGAGGTCGAGGCGCTGAAGGCCAGTGAGGCGAAGCTGGCCGGCGACGTCAAGACCGCCATCGAGCAGGCCAAGGCCGCCGCGCTGGCGGACGTCCAGGCGAACGCCCCAGAGGCCGCCGCGCTGTTCGAGAAGGCTCTCTCCGGCGTCGAGCAGGCGGTGCTTGCGGCCCTGGGGTCCAGTCTGGTACCGTAGTCCTACGTCGTCAACGGGACATGCGGCCCGGAGACGGCGCAGATACCAAGGTTGCGCATGCGGCCGAGGCGATCGGTAACGGCCCAGGTGAGACTTAAAACCTCGAACCTGGGCCGTTGTTTTCGTATAATGGTGGCTACTACGGACAAATCACTGGGGCCACTATGACGGACGTGCTCGAAGACACCGAGCTGTTAGAAGACGAGCTAGCAGATCTCTCAGATGCCGAGCGCCAGGCCCTTACCGACACGCAGGTCGAGCTGGACGAGACCAGCCAGGAGTTCGTGGACAAGCTCGTCGGCAAGCTGATGGTCGTATGCGACCAGATATCGGGCCATCCGTTCCGCAACTACCAGAAGCCATTCGCCCGGCGCGTGTTCGAGTCGCTGATCATCAACGACGGCGCGACCATCACGGCGTTATTCGCCCGGCAGACCGGCAAGTCGGAGACAGTGGCCAACTGCATAGCCACCGTCATGATCATGCTGCCGATCCTGGCCCGGGTGTTCCCTGACCTGCTGGATAAGTTCAAGGAGGGCGTCTGGGTCGGGGCGTTCGCTCCGGTCGACGAGCAGGCCGACACGCTATTCGGACGGATCGTGGCCCGTCTCACATCTGATACGGCCACCGCCGTCATGCAGGACCCTGAGATCGGCGCGCGGGTGATAGCCAAGGGCCGCACCGTGTGGATAAGGTTCCGCAGCATCGACACCGAGGGCTCTTTAGTTAGGAAGACCACAGCTCATCCACGGGCTACCATTGAAGGCCGGTCGTACCATGTCATCCTTATCGATGAAGCGCAGGGTAGTGACGACCGGGTGGTCAATAAGTCAATCGGGCCGATGGGCGCAGCCTTTAACGCGACGATGATCTTCACCGGTACCCCAACCTATACAAAGAACGTCTTCTACACCACCATCCAGTCCAATAAGCGGGCACTTACCAAGCGCGGCACCGTGCGGTGCAATCATTTCGAGGTCGACTGGAAGACCGCGGCCCGCGAGGCTCCTAACTACCGCAAGTTCGTGAATAAGGAAATGCTCCGCATGGGGGAGGATTCCGACGAGTTCAAGCTCAGCTACCGGCTGGTGTGGCTGCTTGACAAGGGCATGTTCACCACTTCGGAGAAGCTCGACGACTGCGGAGATATCTCGATGCAGTCGGTCGTGCACGCGTGGGCTAACTCACCCGTTGTCGTCGGGATCGACCCGGCGCGCAAGCAGGACAAGACCGTGGTAACCGTGGTATGGGTTGACTGGGACCACCCGGACGAGCTGGGCTACTATCATCACCGCATCCTCAACTGGCTGGATCTCGAAGGCGTCGACTGGGAGGAGCAGTACTACAGGATCGTCGAGTTCCTCAGCAACTACAACGTATGGCGCGTCGGCATCGACGTCGGCGGCGTCGGTGACGCGGTAGCCGGGCGGCTCCAGCGTCTCATGCCCGGCATCGATATCGTAGAGCTGGGCTCCAGCCAGAGCGAGCAGAGCGTCCGCTGGAAGTACCTCCGCGAGCTGCTCGACCGCCGGCAGGTCGTGTGGCCGGCCGGCGCGAAGGTCCGCCGGCTCAAGATGTGGCGGCGCTTCCGGCAGGAGATGGAAGACCTGGAGCTGCTGTTCAAGGGTCCGTACGTGCTGGCTGAGGCGCCGTCCGTGCGGGATGCCCACGATGACTTCGCGGATTCATTAGCCATGGCCTGCGTGCTGACCAAGGACGAGGCGGCAGCCCAGCCGGTCGAGATGTCCTCCAATCCTTTCTTCACCCGGCGGCCCCGGCATCTCGGAAGATAACCGCTATCATGGAAGCTATAGGCATCTAAGGAGATCCCCATGGCCGCTGCCGCTCACATTTACCCGAACTTCTCCCAGGAGTTAGTCACTAAGGCTGAGAGCCTGAACAACGTCGACACCCTGAAGGTCGGCTTAGCCTCGGCGGGCACCTACACCTGGAACAGCACCTCCCAGGGCCATAAGTTCGTCTCTGACTTCCTGGCCGGCTCCGGCGGCGGCGCGATGACCGAGGTCTCCACCTCCAGCACCGGCTACGCCCGGCTGGCGCTGACGTCAGTGACTGCCACCACCACCGGGCTCGTCACCACGCTGACTGCCGCCACCATGTCGTGGACCGCGACGGCCAACTGGAGCGCGCTGTACGCGTTCTTCTACGACTCGTCTGTCGGATCGGGCGACTCCAGCTACCCGCTGATCGCATACTGGGACTTCGGCGGCACCGTCTCCGTGGTGTCCGGCGGCAACTTCACGCTGACCGTTAATGCCTCGGGGATCGTGACTTTCACCGCGTCCTGAGTTAGTATTCCTTTCGTGGTATTGCGGGGGACCGCATGGCCGTTACCTTAGTGCAGCACGCAAGCGCCACCGGCAGCTTCACCTCGGGCACCAGCGGTACCGTCGGCGCGACATTCGTCTCTAATACCGCCTCGGGCAACTGCCTGGTCGCGTGCGTATCCCAGTGGTGCTCAGGAACCCTCAACCCGAGCGCCCCGACCGCGAACACCAACGGCGCGGCGGATAACTGGGCGCAGGCCGTGGGCGACACCTTCCGCCAGACCTACGTCTTCGCCGACCCGGGCACGGCCGGCGGCCAGAAGATCGTGAACATCCTGCCGTCATGGACCGGCACCGCCTCGGGCTCCAACTCCTTCCTGGTTCTGATGGACATCTTCGAGATAGCCGGCCTGGTGGCATCCGGCGTCGTCGACCAGGTGACTTCGGCCGTCAACTTCAGCGACACCTCGGGCGCGTGGTCCAGCGGGGCGACCTCTGCGACGACGGCGGCATCGGAATTCTGGGCGGCCGTAGGGGCGCTGGCGGTCGCCACTGCGGCTACCAACGGGTCGGTAACCGGCCCGGCGTCCGTGTGGACGAACGAGACCGCGCTGTCCGGCACGTTCGTCGAGGCGGGCAGCACGTACCATGCCTACCATGTGTCGGGCTACAAGATAGCGTCGTCAACCGGCACCGCCACGTACTCCGGCACCGACACGCCGGCCAGCGGCGGCGGCGTCGGCTGGGGATCGTGCGTGGCCACCCTGAGGGGCCTGGTACCAACCGTGTCCAGGAACCTTTCCCTGCCCCAGGCTGTCATGCGCTCTGCGGTATGGTAGAAAAGCACAAGAAGGAGCTGTCATGGCTAACACTTACAGCGTGTGGAACGGCCCGATGCCGACCACGGCGGCGCTGGCCAAGGTGACCACGGGCACGTCGATCAAGACGATGCTTCAGTTAGTGCCGGCCGTGCCGATCAAGGTGGTCGAGTGGGGCGTGTCGTTCGATGGTACGGCGGCAGCCACGCCCGGTGAGTGCGAGCTGATCGAGACCGGAGCGGTGGCGGCCACGGTCACGGCGTTCGCCACCACGGACATCTACCCGTACTTCGACCCGAACGCCCCGGCCAACACCTCGGGCAGCTCGGGCACGCCGCTGAACCTGGGCACCGCGCTGTCGGGCTTCACCTCTACCTCCGAGGGCACGGTCACCGCCACCCGGATCGGGGACTACCAGCAGGTGGCCCCGACCAACCAGTGGGCCAAGCAGTGGCCGCTGGGCCGGGAGTTCGGCGTGGCCGCGGGCAAGGTGCTGCGCGTCAGGATGACGTTCGGTACTGCCATCAACGCTCTTTGTTACGTAATATTCGAGTGCTGATCTAGTCAGGGGGTAGCCCATGGCTAGGCTAGGTCGCGGCCAGTCCTTCCGGCCGCAGTTCCGCCCGGCGATCCAGGCCGAGGACAGCACGGTATTCGCCGGGCCTGCACCGGCCGGCGTCACTGTCGCCGCGTATTTCGGGGCGGTCTCCGTCACGCTGCCCGGGCCTGCCGCGAACGTAGCGGAAGCGGGCCTGCTGGCGGCGGCGTCCGTCACCACCCCGGGAAACGTCGCCAACGTCGCGGTGGCGGCCTTCCCGGGCACCGCATCCGGCGGCGTGCTCGTCCTGGGGGCCGTCGCTAACGTCGCAATAGCCGCTCCCACGGGCACGGCGTCGGTCACGCTGCCCGGGCCATCTCCTGCCGGGGTCACCGTAAGCGCCCCCATGCCGGCGGTGCTGCTGGCCACGACTGCCCCGGCTGCCGGCGTCACCGCCCAGGCACCAGCCGGCAGCTCGTCGGTCACGCTGCCGGCCGCCGTGGCCGCCGTGGCGGTCTCCGCAGCCATGGGCACCGTCGGCGTGTCGGTGCCCGGCCCGGTCGCGCCCGATGCCGCCCAGGCGTATCTGGGCACCGTCAGCATCACGCTGCCCGGGCCAGTGGCAGCTATCTCGGTGGCGGCGCCTGCGGGTGTCGCGAGCTTCACCCCGAATATCGTCGTCAGCGGCCCGTCCCCGGCGAACGTCGCAGTCGCGGCCCCGGCGGGCGGTGCCGGTGGGGGGGCCGTCGGCCCGTCGGCCGGGGTCGCGGTCCAAGCATACGCCGGCGCGGCCAGCGCCGGGGCGGCATCACCGGGGTCGAGTATCGCCGTTTCGGCGCCCGCGGGCACGGCATCTTCCGCAGTGGCGGGCCAGGTGGCCCAGGTGACTGTAGCGGCCCCGGCCGGGCATGTCGTCACGGCGGTAACCGCACCTCCAGCAGGCGTGGCTGCAGCGTC